TTGTCAAATCAACCCCATACAAGGGATTCCCGTTTAAAGTTCTTAACGATCTTATAAGTCGTGTAGAAGCGGACGGGGGTACGGTTGAGGCGTTGAGTTGCACGATGGCTAATTTTAGAATGCCTTACTTTGACTATTTCCAGACGTACCAAACAAGGGTAACGGGTGATAGTGGAGTAGTTGAGGGGGCTGATTGTTTCAACCAAGTAATTAGAGATTTGAAAGGATGAGTTTAATCGATTTAGCGTCTTTGGTATTATCGCCTACGGCTACAAAAGAAGGCAAGGTATACTCGGCTATTCCCGACACGGGAGAGGGCGATATGACGTTTAGTAGAGGTAGTAGTGCAACAAGGGTAAACTCCGAAGGGTTGATAGAAAAAGAACGGGTTAATTTGTTGTTGCAGTCGAACACGTTTAATACTACTTGGGGTCTTGAAAATCTTAGTGTAACAAGTGGGCAAAGTGGATATGATGGTAGTTCGGATGCTTGGAAAGTAACACCGAGTATTGATGACACATATCACAGATTGACAAACACTGTGAGTGGGGCATCTAATATGGTGGTAACTTTATCAGTATATGCCAAAGCCGACGGCTATAATTTTATAAGGGTTTCCGAGAATGGAACAACGGGCGATTATGCGACTTTTAATTTGTCAACGGGAATTGTTGAAAACAATACAAGTTTAGACGCAAAAATCGAAAGCATAGGAAGTGGATGGTATAGATGTTCCAGCACAATTATTCCTGCGGCAACACATCGTTTTGATATGTACGTTATGGAAACGGCTACCGTACAACAACCTTGGGATGGTGATGGTGTATCGGGAATACTAATCCAAGACGCTATGCTGAACTTGGGCTTAGTCGCTCAACCTTATATTGAAACAACAACAACGGCAGTCTATGAAGGTATTACAGATGATGTACCTCGTGTAGATTATAGCGGAGGTGGATGCCCAAGTCTTTTGCTTGAACCTCAGAGGACTAATCTTGTAACAAATAGTGAATACGTTAGTTCTTCGGATTATGTAACGGGAAATTGGACTGGAACGATTACAACAAATACAAGTGAAACACTATCACCCGAAGGTCTTTACAACGCTACTAAATTTGTAAAGTCTGGCTCAACTGATAGAGTATATTTTCAAACATCTGTATCTGATGGTACATACACGGGTTCAATGTATTTTAAGGCAGTAAGTGGTCAAGAGGGAAATACTATTGAAATATCAGTTAGACGTTTTGGAGGGGGTAGCGGTGCAACTACAAAATTAATTACTTTATCAAGTGAATGGCAAAGAGTAGATGTTACTGCGACACTTTCAGGAGGCACGAATACCGCAATTTATATTGCTGATTTTTCAAGTACGGGTAATGCTAATTCTTTTTATTGTTATGGAGTTCAACTTGAGGCTGGAAGTTATAGCACAAGTTACATCAATTCATACGGAACAAGCACCACCAGAGTTGCAGATTCTTGCAGTAAAACGGGTATCAGTGAGTTAATAGGGCAGAGTGAGGGTACGATATTTGTAAATGCAAAAGTTACCTTAAACGGGCGTTTGTTACTCATTGGGGCTGCTGGTAATTTTATTGAAACATTGATAAAATCATCGGGCAAGGTAAATGCCTTTGTGCGAACATCAGTCACAGAAGCCGACATTTTAAGCACGACAACCTACTCAACTGGAGATACTTTAAAAATAGCGTTTGCTTACAAACAAAATGATTTTGCTTTGTATGTAAACGGAACGGCACAAGGAACGGACACAAGCGGGAATGTACCAACTAATATGTCACAACTTATTATTAACGATTATTTATCTGCTGGATATAATAGTTCCAATGGCTACAACCAAACCATCCTATTTCCTACCCGTTTAACCAATGACCAATTAGCAGAATTAACAAAATGAGTTTACTAAACAAAGCGAGTTTAATACAAATACCAAGCGGCTATAAAGATGGTACGTTATATAGTGCCAAGCCTACTAACGGTGACGGAGATTTTACCTTTAGTCGTGGTTCAAACTTAGCGGCTACCCGTGTTAATAGTGAGGGGTTAATAGAGAAGGGTAGAGAGAATCTGTTGTTGCAGAGTAATACTTTTGATACTACTTGGAGTACGGTGAATGCAAGTGTTACAAGCGGACAGAGTGGATATGATGGTTCTTCCGATGCTTGGTTGTTAGAAAAAAGTGCATCCGCAGGTTATCTACGTCAAAACAATGCAAGTAGCAATTTGCAAACCTATTCTATTTATGCAAAATCAGGAACATTAAATTGGGTTGTATTAGAATCAGTTGTAATTGGTAATGCTTATTTTGATTTACAAAATGGAGTAGTAGGTAATGCAAGTGCCTCATTGATTGATAAAAATATTGATAGCATAGGTAATGGGTGGTATAGAGTTTCAATCACTTATAACGCAACTATATCGCAAGTGCGTCTATTCCCAGCAGATTCAAATGGAAGCGTAAGCGGCACAAGCGGAAACATACTAATTCAAGACGCTCAATTAGAATTAGGCTTGGTAGCAACCGACTACATAGAAACAACCACCACAACAGAACAAGCGGGTATCCTTGAGGATATGCCACGCCTTGACTATTCGGGTGGGGCTACTTGTCCAAGTTTGTTGTTAGAGCCTCAGAGGACGAATAGCGTAGTTCATAGTGAGTATATGAGTTCTTCTTGGTGGAATGCGACACAAGTAAGTGTTATTTCAAATTCTGCTATTAGTCCAGATGGAAAACAAAACGCATCTAAAATTGTAGAAACTGCTTCAACAAGCACTCATTTATTGAGTTCAACATTTATGGCTAACCAAGTTGGTGTTGTTTCAGTTTATGCTAAAGCAGGAGAGAGAAGATATGCAACCATTTCAAAAAATAGTGGCGGTTCTAACTACGGGACTGCTACATTTGATTTAATTGATGGCGTAGTAACTCAAGAAAATAAAACTGCTACTGCAGTACCAAGCATTGAGGACGCAGGAAATGGATGGTATAGATTGAGTGTATATTTCACCACCTCTGCCGCAGGGTTTTTTAGTATTGGATTATCTAATTCTGCGACATATACAGGTTCAACTATTGGTTTTAATTCTTATGCAGGAGATGGTACATCGGGAGCATATTTTTGGGGAGCGCAATGTGAATTAAATTCAGCATCCTACCCGACCTCCATTATACCTACATATGGGGCAAGTGTTACGAGAAGTGCGGATTTTTCAGATAATAATGATATAGTAAGTAGTCCAATTTCTTTCGGTGCAAACGATGATTTTACTTTATTTTACGAAGGTTCATTTGACGATTTATCTTCAGGTTTTAATATGATAATGGGCGGAGGTAATCAATCAAGTGGTAATGATTATAAAAATTATTGGTGGCTATTTAATGCAACATCTATCAGAATTAATGGAGATTCAGAAGTATTAATGGCATCCGCATCTATGTCTTTGACTGATGACACAAATCACAAATTATTAGTCAAAAGAGATGGTAGTACAATTGATTTTTTTGTTGATGGCTCAAAATTAACTACTACACAATCAACACCAAACACTTCTTTTGTTTTTAGGTCTTTGGGTTGGTCTTATACAAATTCAGTCTATAAAGTTAGTGGTAACATCAAACAATCCCTTGTTTTTAATTCAGCCCTAACCGATGCCGAATGCATACAATTAACAACACTATAATGAGAAAATTCAGAAAATACGAGTTCGGCAGTCAATCAGCCGCCACAACAAAAATAAACGCTTTAGGCGTAGACGAAGAAGGCAACCCAACGCATAGCCATTCAATCGTTAGACTTGGACACATCGTTCTAACTGACGGAGAATACGACGAAGAGGGTAACGAAACAACCGCGCCCATCTTATCCGACAACTACCACGTTGATGTTCTTTGGAACGGAGAACCTGAAGCATCGTGGGATTCTGCTATGGTGTGGTGCGCACCTATGGGCGTACATACGTTTGGTTCATCGTCAGCGATTGCAGAGTGGACAGAAAAGTGTAAAGAGTTGCATCCAGAATATTTCCCTGAGCCTGATGAAACTGACGTTTGAGCAATTTAGAAAAGACCCTCAAAAGGCAATGATGTTCTTGATGTTATTTGCGGTTAGTGCTTTGTATGTTAGAGCAGAGCGTCAATCGTATTTAGCAACGGCACAATGCGAGAAAAGATTGGTGAGGTGTGAAAGTGAATTGATTAAGATGTCGAGGATGCTCAAAACACAAGACTCGTTATGCTCGGCATTGATAACAGAAATTAAGATTTACAAACAATTAGGTAAGATATGAAAGGTTTAATCGCAATAATAATTTTAGCCGTGATTTTGGCACTAACAACCAAAAGACCAACTCTTGAGGATAGGTGTGAGTTACAAATCGCCGAGAGTCAAAAGTTGTGCGATAGTGCAAGGGCTGAATTAAAGCGTATACACGATGCCAATGAAATCTTACTGAACAAACATTTCCCAAAATGATTGAAAGAATATTTAAAAACAAAAAAACAACCGCTTTAGGTTGTAGCATAATAATCGCATCCTTGGTATTAGTTTACCTTGACAAAGCATCATTAACCGAGGCGGGGGCATTTATTGCGGCGGGGCTTGGTTTTATATTTGCGAAAGATGAAATTAAAGCAAGTTAAATTCAACGACTATTACCGCCAGGTATTCCCCAAAACCCAAGTGTATTTACACCACACGGCGGGAACGGGTCAAGGCCAAGACGTTTATAGATGGTGGGGAAGTGATAAACCTCGCGTTGCTACTTGCGTTATTATTGATCGCGACGGGACAATCAAACAAGGGTTTAGTTCTAAATATTGGGCCTACCATTTAGGGTTATCGAACCGCCATTTTAAGGCCGAGGGGTTAACGTATAGGAACCTGGACAAAGTAAGTATAGGCATTGAGTTAATAGCTTGGGGCCAATTGACCAAGAAAAAAGACAAATTTTATAATTACGTCGGCGGTGAGGTCGAGGAAGTAACCACATTAAAGAAAGCCCACCGAGGTTTTAAGCATTACCATTCCTACACGAAGGCACAAATACAAAGCGTTTGCGACCTTTTAAAGCTATGGAATGAACGTTACGACATAGACATAACGTATAATGCGGATATATGGGATATAACACCCCGTGCATTAAAGGGCGATAATGGGGTTTTTACGCATTGTAGCGTACGCAAAGATAAATTTGATATATTCCCCCAACCCGAACTAATCGAAGCCCTTAAAACGCTTTAAAACAATCCAACCAAATACCACATATTTAAAATATTTATGTATT